GGGCGCGATCACGCATACGGCGCAGGCCGGTGCGCGGAGCGATGGCACCAATGAGGCGGTCAAGGATGTTGGTAGCCATCAGTCGCCTCGCATGGTGGTGAAGTTGAATCGGTAGGTTCCGCGGCGGGCTTTTGGAGCGGAGGCGACGGTTCCGTTAAGCACCGACAGTACGTGCGCGCGGGCATCTTTGAGTTCGGCGATGGATCGGTAAACAACTTCTCGGCCATCGAATACGACTCGGAGTTCTCCGGTGGCGATCGCTGTGTCGAGATTGTCTAGGTCGGTTTGAGTCAGGGCCATGGTCCCCGCAGGTTATGGCGTTCTTTGTCTCACGTCATCGGGAAGGTGAGACAGTTTTTTAGTTTGACCGTCCTGTTTGATGATGCGATAGACGGTTGCCCTACCAATCTGGAGCTGTCGCGCGACTTCGGTTGCATTGCGGCCGTTAAACAAGGACAGCACGGAACTGACGCGGCGCTGCCGCTCAGTCTGAGGCCGTGACGCGACGTAATGTTCACGCCCACCAAACTCGGCGCGAGCGTCGACCTTGAGTTTTTCGAGCTGGTCACCCGCCATTTGCGGAAACTGGTCTCGGATGTAGTCAAAGATTCGGTCGACCAGGTCGGGGTTGTCGAAGATTTCAGACGGCGCGTAGGGTTTGAGTTTCTTGGCCATGGTTACCAGTCTCTGGAAAAACTGCCGGGTGGTACTGGTCGGTTCGGCGGAGCGATCGGGACGCTTGGCGTAGTTTGTGCAGACGTTTGAACGACGGGAGCTGCAACGGCTTGCGCGGTTTCTTCTGGCGGTTGGAACAGGTCGCCGTTTTGCGGCACCAGGCGCAAGCGTAGGCTTTGCCAGGCGTGTTCGTTCTTCTTATGCAAGCCGAGAAAGTGCGCTGCCGCCAGGTTGTAGTTCATCAAGTCGAGCGGTTCATTGGGTTCGCCTTTCTTTTTTTCCCACCAGCTGACCTTATGGCCGCGCTTGTAGCCATAGGTACGATACTCGGCAGTGAGGCCTTTGTAATAGGACTCAGGCAACTCGCTGGAAAAATGCACGGCGCCGGCTCCGGCGGTGCGATGCCAGCGCGCCTGCAGATAATCCTTGGCGGTGTCGGGCCCGACAAACCAGAGCTGTGCGCCCTGCTTCTGGGTCTGGCCACGCCAGGTGATGTCGACCAGGCTGGGCTTGGAGCTGAGGATCGGACGGTTGGGCCGGCTGTGCCCCTTGATGGCAAAGATGTTGCGGCGTTTGCGTGAGGCGGTGAAGTTATAGACGTCCTGGGTGTTGGAGCCACCGGAGTCGATGAAGGCCGCGCTGATATTGAGCATGGCGCCACTAACGTGCCGGTACCGGCCTTTGAGCAGTTCATCGGCTCGGTCCCAGGTCTGCTGTTCGGACGGTGGGCTATTGATGACCTGGTAGTCGACGATCCAGGATTCCATGTTCTCGCCCCAGGCTACAACCTTGAATTCGAGCCGATAGGCCTGGGTGTCGAATGCAGCCGTCAGGATCAGGCCGCCGGCGGGCACAGTGCCGAGTTTGTAGGGCTCGGCCCGGTTCATCAGCTCATCGTACTTGGTGGACTCTTTGGAGCGGGCCCAGCAGCGCGCCAGGCGCGTGTTGTAGAACACGATCATGGCCTCTTCGCTGCCTTCATCGAGCTTCGCCTTGGCCATGTTGTACTGGCGCATAAGCGAGATCCACGGGATCCAGCCATAGGGCAGGAACATGGCGCTGATGGTGTAGCTTTCGGTTTCACCGTCGCCCGGAATTCCTTCGGACCAGAGGCCATTGACGAACATGCGGGTCTTGTCGCCTTCTTCATGCAGACCACCGCATTCGGAGCACGGGTACATGGCGCGCTTCCCATCCTCACTCATGATGAGGTTTTCAAACTGTAGTGTCTGAGGGTGGCCGCAATGGATGCACTCAGCCAGGGCCTCTCGCTGCGTGCCGCGCTTGTAGAGCGCTTCGATGACGGATTCGCCCTCGATGGTGGGAGAGCTGGGGTAGTAGGCCTTGCGATTGCGCTCGAAGGTGGTCTGACGCGCCTCGGCCAGCTCGCCCGGGTCGCCCTCCCCGCCCACGTTCTCCTTGGCCCGGTCGATCTCATCGAACAGCACGCGGCGCACCGACAGTTCGGACAGATTGGCGGCAGCACCGGCGGTGGCCAGGTAGAGGGCGCCGCCGATGTATTCCTTGATGTCGTTGTTGTTGTTCGAGTCGCGGCTGTGCGGCCGGGCGACCCGATCGCGGATTTGCGGGATCGCAGCGATGGTCTTGTCGATGCGCGAGGCGGCACGCTTCTGCAGTTTTCCAGTAGGCACGAGCCAGAGGAAATTGCTGGGCGACTGGTGAATTGTCGACATGAACCAGTTCAGGCCGACCTGCGTCTTGAGCATCTGCGATGCGCCCATCACCACCACTCGCTTGCACGGGTGGTTGTCACTGAGCGCCAGCATCACGTCGCGCGCATGCGGCGTACGGGCTGTACGATAAGGTCCGGCCTCATTGCTGCCGGTACTTTTCGGAATGACCATGTAACGGTCAGCCCATTCATGCACGGTGAGGTTAGGGTCAGGCTCCATGCCTCGGGCGAGCGCGTCACAGACTGCCTGGTAACCGTCGTGCATGTTGCTCATGCGGCAGACTCCATTGAAACTGGTGCGCCGATCTTTTCACGCAATGCCGTGACCAGCAGCTCAAGCACGATGCGGTGCTCACGATCGACAACGGCTTCGCAGCCCTCAGCAGTCGGTATAGATGCGACCTCGGCAGCGATGCGCCTGGCGGATGCTGTTAGGCGATCTCGGATCTCGCGTCCGATCTCAAACATGGCGCGGTCGACGTCCTGGCGCATCAACATCGAGCCGCGCATCTTGGCCGCGTTCATCTCAGCGATCTGCGCGTCGGCTTCCTCACGGCGCATACGGAATTTCATGTAGCTGGGGTCAGATCCACCGCCGGCGGCAGCACCAGGTGCATCAGGTGTGGTCGGCACATCACTGCCCGGCTCACAAGTGGTCTGGCCAGCAGCGCCAGCCGCAGAATTCGACATCACGCGCGCCCGGGTGTTGCGTGCCCACTGGATGTCGGCGACCTCTGGGTCGATCTTCCCGCCGATCAAACTGATCCGCCCCTCGTTGATGGCCTTACGGACCGCCTTCTCATCGCACCCGCGCAGGCGCGCATACGCCGATTTGTTGATAAGCTGCACAGCCATGACGGACTATCCCCCCTCTTTCGGACGGCAAACCGGACTTTTCTCTAGTCCACTTTCTAGCGCGATTTCGCGCTCGTTTCGGCCCGTGTCAAGGAAAGGCTGGGAAGGACCCATGACGGGGGGGTGGGTGGTCGTGATCATGGTCATGCTGCTTTCAGTGCGTTGAACTTTTCGGTGAAGAACTTCGCCTCGTGCTCGAAGATATCGGGGAACTTTGACTTGATCATGTCGATGACCTTGGAATTGATACGCTTGGTGTTGAACATCTGTGCCACGTCGATGGTCTGCAATGCCTTGATCGGCAGGCGGCTCTTACCGGTGCGGATCATCACAGTCTTGCCCCCGTTGATCAGGAACGATCCGGGTATGGTCTTGCGCCCGCCCTTGCGGCTGATCTTGAAGCTCACACCTTTGCGTGTCTGACGCGCGGCGAAGTGGGCAAGGTTGAGGCTGCGCTTGCCACGCTGGCTAATGGATGACAGCGACGCCTGCAGCCTGAACTCGCCACCCATGGCACTTGCCTTCGAGATGAACAGTGCATCATTAACCTCTCTGGCAGACAGCATGAACTCTGCCCTGATCTCCTTGCTCATGGCAGTCTTGGCCTGGGCAATGGTCTTGTTCAATGCACCGGCTGTGGCCTTGCGCGCGATGTCTTCCTGAAGCGCATTCAACTGGCGCTGTACCTCTGGGAAGTTGTGCTTGATGGTGATCTGCATGATGGATTCCTTGGTGTTGGGTCAGCCGCGATGCCGTTGTGCAAACGCCTGCATTGCTGGCGCCGGTACGCCGATATCAAAGCCAGCTTCGCGGCAGGATATCCAGCCATGGCCGCGCCGATAGACTTCATTGACTGCCCGGTAGTCGTCAGCATCGAAAGCGCGGCGTAAATCGATACTGGCCTTGAGTTGCAATTGCACGGCATCACGCCCGATTTGTTCCACCAGGCTCTTGAGCATCGCAGCCAATTCAGGCATCGAATCCTTGATGCTTACTGGCACCGGCAGCAATCCGTCCGGGACGCCAATGTCCCGGTCGTTGTCCCGGACGTCGCAAGTCGTTGATTTCATTCTCTATTCTTCCTTTTTCTAGAACGTCCAGAGAAAACATGTCGCGCGCACGTACGCACGCCCGCCCCTGCGCACCTGCCTGCGCCTGCACACATGCACATGCATGTGTGTGCGTGGTGGTGGTGGTCGTCCCGGACGGATTTCGAAATCGCAAGCAATATCAATAACTTGCAACGTCCGGGATAAACGTCCGGGACGCAATTGGTGCCGGGCGGATTGAGTCACACGCTTGCACCAGGCAGGCCCACGGCGCCCCATCGGCCCCACGGTTCCCATAACTGCCTTGTGCATGTGTGCGCTCAGTCCCATGCCGGAACCTCGCTGGTTGGTATTGGTGATTGCAGTGTGATGGGTGTTGCCAGGCGGCGTTGATAGCCGCGAGGTCTTACCCTTCCCTTGGCCCATTTGATGTTGCCGTCAAAGCCCAGCATCTTCATTGCGTTGGCAACGCTCTTTTGCATCGTGCCAGCGCGATCGACCTTGCCGATGTCAATGTGCAACGCCCTAACCAGTAGCTCGTGCGTGCTAAAGAAGGCACGTTGGTGATTCGACAGCAAGGTGCCAGCATCTGACACGCTACCGTCAAACCCCTCAGCCAATTCATCCGAATTGACATAGCGAGCCAGGGCGTCATGCCATACATCGACAAACTTCCACTTTTCCTGCTCAGGGAAGAACAACGTAGTCTCTTCGTCCTTAGTGGGATAGCGGCGCGCACCTTCCTTGTAATGGTGAACAGCCTCGGCCATCAGTTGGGCCCGCATGCTGGTGAGCTTCTCGACCTCGACCTCGGCGCAATGCACTACCCAGAATCGACGATCACCTGTTGCATCGCGCAGGAACTCGCCCTGGTTGGTGTCGCCGGTCAGCACGCAATTGCGGGGGAAGGCTTGAAAGCCCTTGGCATAGGGTGGGCGGAAGCGATCGGTACGCTCGGTGATGAAGCCCTTGATGGCTGTTGCTTCGGATCGGCTCAGCGCATCGAGTTCATTGAAGTTGAAGATCAGCCTTCCTTGCAGAGCCTGCATCGATTCCTTGTCTCCAATGCGGAATGATCCTGCACCGTAATAGTGGCCACCCAGGATATTGAGTGCACTGGTCTTGCCGGCGCCCTGCAGGCCCTGCAACACCAGCATGTAATCCATCTGGCAGCCGGGCTCAAACACACGTGCCACCATACTGAGCAGGAAGTACTCCGACGCCAGCCGCACATACTCTGTGTCGGCAGCGCCGAGGCAGTCAATCATCCAGTGCTTGCGTCTTTCGATGCCGTCCCATGCCACAGCCTCAAAATCGTCACGCACCGGGTTGTAGGTGTTGTCATGCGCCGACATCAAGACAGCCTGTTCGATCGTGACGGGGTTTGCCACGATCAGCTCATACCGAGATGCGAGATATTCGGCCAGTCGAATATCGTCGAGCGTTTCCTTCCACTCGCCGGCCTTGCCACCCCATGGCGGCACGCGGCACTTATCGATCTTGTTGCTGAATTCGTTGTAGCGCACGAGCTCACTCAAATTCGGGTCTTCGCGCAGAGCAAAGTACACGTTCTCGCGGATCCCTTTGATCTCACCCTTGTCCGTCCGATACGGAAAAAACAACACAGGCGTGCCATCATGTTGACCGCCATCTGAACCCCCTGCGCCGGGAGGCATGGGTTTCGATTTTTTTTTCTCATGCTCAACTGGCGGTGCCGTCAACTGAGCACGCACGACCGGCAGGCCTTCGGCAACATGCAGATCGTTGAAGTCGGTCGAGTCCTCAGCTCGTGTGGAAAATATTGGAAGCACCACGCGCGCGTTGTGGCGCTTGGCTGCAGCGAAGGCCTTGGCCCTGCCAGCGTTCTCGATCCTGAGCAGCTGCGTGACGCCATCACAGGCAATTGATCCCTCGATGTAGTAAACGTCACACTTGTCCTTTGACCAGCGCGCCTTGAGCTGCACCGTGCGCTTGTCGGGCAGTTCCCAGTGCATATCTCGCAAACCGCCAGCACTCTTGGAGAAATCGGATTGCGTGACGCCGACACCGAGGGCCTGCAGCCGCTCACAAAGCCGACGCACCAGGTGGCGGTCATCATCGGCCGCAACCACAAAT